CAGCTTGAGCGCGATGTTGCTGCTGGCAAGCGTCGGCTGCAGCTCAGCGCAACGTGCGGAAAGAGTGGAACGCCCAGCACCACCGCAATGGATGATGCAACCAGCCCCCGACTTACTGACGCCGCTCAACGGGATTATTACACCCTCAGAGAGCGAATCGAAACCAGCAGGAACATGATTGCAGGCCTGCAGGATTACATTACTGAGCAGTGTCTGAAATAAAAAAAGCCCTCATGGTAAAGAGGGCTGGCATGAATAACTCAAGGACGTTTATCGATACGAGAAGGGTTCCTTCCCTCTCACAGCCTCAGGTTTCGCCTCCTGTCGACTGTTTATCGTGGCGATTAGGGAATATCGCCGTGGTTCAGCCCGCTTCGTGAGGTAGGAGCTCATTACTCAGGCTGCTTTAAATGTGGCAGAGATATGACGCCCGACAAGCGTAAGCGGTGGTTATAAGATAAATCGCACTATATAAGCCACTGGCATTTGCTAGTGGCTTTTTCATTGGAGATACATCATGCCATCTGCTATCCCTCGGGCTTGTCGCAAGCGCGGGTGCCCTGCTACCACCACAGACCGGTCAGGGTTCTGCGAGGCTCACCGCAATGAAGGCTGGCAACAGCATCAGCGGGGGCTCAGCCGCCACCAGCGCGGCTATGGAAGCAAATGGGACGTGCTCAGGGCAAAGGTTCTGGCCCGCGATAAGCACCTGTGCCAGAACTGCCTGCGGAACAAGCGGCCAGAGGCTGCAAAAACCGTCGATCATATCGTTGCGAAAGCACACGGTGGTACTGATGACCCGGCCAACCTAGAAAGCCTGTGCTGGCCCTGCCACAGAGCAAAAACAGCCAAAGAGGGTCGCAAATGACAATCATTATCACCTGTCGGCATTGAAGAGGGAGGGCGGGTAGAAAGTTCAGGGCCATTGGCCTTGAGGACCGCCGCCTAACCTTTTTTCGCACCGCCGCAGGTTAGAAAACTTTTTTATGGGGTTCCCCATCTTCGATTAATAGGAGTTTTCGATTATGCCAGGTCCGCCGAAAACCCCGACACATCTGGCTTTAGTCAAAGGGAACCCATCAAAACGGGCGCTCAATAAAAACGAGCCTAAACCCCCTTCAGGGGTACCCCCAACACCGAAGCATTTTGATAAGCAAGGGAAGTACTGGTTCAAGCGTATGGCTGATGAACTTAATGCCATCGGCGTTATTTCTCAGCTGGATGCACGAGCTCTCGAATTACTGGTTGAGGCCTACACCGAATATCGCCACCACTGCGATACGCTGGAGGTTGAAGGCTATACCTACCGCACTGAAACAAACACCGGGGATGTACTGATAAAAGCGCACCCCGCCGCGATGATGAAAGCCGACGCCTGGAAGCGCATTCGCGCCATGCTTGGCGAATTCGGCATGACCCCAGCCAGCCGGACAAAAGTAGGTGTTAACGGTCCGGTTGAAGCTGATCCTCTGGAAGAATTTCTCAAAAAGCGCAAATGATGAATGGCAACGGTTTCGGAAGGTATTCAGTACGCCGAGCGCGTCCTGTCTGGCGAGATTGTTGCTGGCGAACTGGTGCGCCTGGCGTGCCAGCGGTTTCTTAATGATTTAGAACGTGGGCCGGAGCGCGGCATCTACTTCAGTGAGGAACGCGCCCAGCACATACTCGATTTTTATAATTTTGTTCCTCATGTGAAGGGTGCCCTGGCTGGTAAACCCATTACGCTGATGGCCTGGCATGTTTTCATCCTGATTAACATTTTTGGATTTGTCGTGCCGCTGGTGGATGAGATGTCCGGCAGCACAGTGCTTGATGAAGATGGCGATCCTGTAATGGTGCGCCGCTTCCGTACCGCGTATGACGAAGTGGCACGTAAAAACGCCAAGTCCACACTCTCATCTGGTATCGCGCTGTATATGACCGGTGCAGATGGCGAAGGCGGTGCAGAAGTCTATTCTGCCGCCACCACGCGTGACCAGGCCCGCATCGTATTTGACGATGCCAAGAACATGATCAAGAAAGCCCCGCGCACGCTGGGTCGCCTTTTTGGTCACGTGAAGCTGAATATTCATCAGGAGCGCTCTGCCTCCAAATTCGAGCCGCTGTCCAGCGATGCAAACAACCTCGACGGCCTGAACATTCACTGCGGGATTGTGGATGAGCTGCACGCTCACCGCACCCGTGATGTGTGGGATGTACTGGAAACAGCGACCGGTGCTCGCCTTCAGTCTTTACTGTTTGCCATCACTACGGCGGGAACAAATAAAGAAGGTATCTGCTTCGAGCAGCGCGACTATGCCATCAAGGTATTGCGTGGTGTGGTGGAGGATGACACCTATTTTGCTCTCATCTATACGCTGGATGAGGACGATGACCCGTTTGATGAAGCCAACTGGCCGAAAGCCAACCCCGGACTGGGTATCTGTAAGCGCTGGGACGACATGCGGCGCCTGGCAAAAAAGGCGAAGGAACAGGTTGCTGCCCGACCAAACTTCTTCACCAAACATCTCAATATCTGGGTGACCGCTGAGAGCGCCTGGATGGATATGGATCGCTGGTCGAAAATGCCGGATACAGCGCCTGCTTCCGTTCGTAAAACCTGGCCGCTCTGGGTCGGAGTGGACCTCGCGAACAAAATTGATATTTGCGCAGCCGTTAAAGCCTGGCGTGACCCGGCTGGGGAGACGCATATACAGCCTCGCTTCTGGCTACCGGAAGGCCGTCTGGAGACCGCACCGAACCACATCGCGGAGCTCTACCGTAAGTGGGCAGATGCGGGCCATCTGGAACTGACTGATGGTGATGTTATCGACCATGCGCTGATCAAAACAGAAATAGTGGAGTGGGTAAAAGGCGAGGACATCAAGGAGATCGCATTTGACCCGTGGAGTGCCGTGCAATTCAGCCTGGCGCTGGCGGAGGAGGGTTTGCCGCTCGTCGAGGTGGCTCAGACGGTGAAAAACCTGTCTGAGTCCATGAAGTCCGTTCAGGCCGAGATATACGGCAATAAATTCCACCACGATGGTAATCCGGTAATGACCTGGATGATGTCGAATGTCACGGTTAAGCCTGACAAAAACGACAATATCTTCCCGAACAAATCCACACCCGAAAACAAAATTGACGGGCCTGTTGCCCTGTTCACTGCCAAAAGCCGGTTGCTGGTGAATGGCGGGAACGACGGACAGGATCTGAGTGGCTTCTTTGATAATCCGATAATGATAGGTGTCTGATGAAACAAAACAAACAGCCCGGCAGGGTCAAAAGTGCACTGCTGAACTGGCTGGGCGTGCCGATCGGACTGGCGACAGGTACCTTCTGGCAGGAATGGATGGGCATGAGTAGTAGCGGAAAGGTGGTATCGGCTGACAAAGCGATCCACCTTTCTGCCGTCTGGGCCTGTGTCAGGCTGCTGAGCGAATCGGTGTCCACGCTGCCACTGAAGGTGTACGAACGCCAGCCGGACGGCTCGCGCAAGCCCGCCATAAATCATCCGGCGTATCAGGTTCTCTGCCGCCGTCCGAATCCTGAAATGACGCCCTCACGTTTCATGCTGATGCTGGTGGCGAGTATCTGCCTGCGTGGCAATGCCTTCGTCGAAAAGAAGATGATTGGCAATAAGCTGGTTTCACTGGTGCCGCTGCTGCCACAGAACATGGTGGTTAAACGGCTGGACAGCGGCAGTCTTGAATACACCTACACCGAGGCGGCAACTAAGCGCGTTATTCCGGTGAAAAACATCATGCACATTCGCGGTTTTGGCCTGGATGGCATCTGCGGCATGATGCCGATGATGGCCGGACGCGACGTGATAGGGGCCGCTATGGCGGTCGAAGAGTCAGCCGCCAAGATTTTTGAAAACGGGCTGCAAAGTTCGGGTTTTCTTTCTGCAGATCAGGCGCTGGATAAAGATCAGCGGGAGCGGCTGCGCGGCTACATGCAGGCATTCACTGGCTCACGAAATGCCGGAAAAATAATGGTGCTGGAAGGTGGCCTGAAATATCAGAACGTCACCATGAACCCGGAAGCAGCACAGATGCTGGAATCCCGCGCGTTCAGTATCGAGGAAATCTGCCGCTGGTTTCGCGTGCCGCCTTTCATGGTCGGACATGCCGACAAGCAAAGCAGCTGGGCATCGAGCGTTGAAGGCATGAACCTTCAGTTTCTGACCAACACACTGCGACCGTTACTGGTGAATATTGAGCAGGAGATTTCACGTTGCCTGCTTGATGATGACGAGCTGTTTGCTGAATTTTCTGTTGAAGGCCTGCTTCGTGCTGACAGTGCAGGGCGTTCTGCTTATTACACCACGGCGCTGCAGAACGGCTGGATGTCACGCAATGATGTCCGGCGTCTGGAGAACATGCCGCCGATTGAAGGTGGTGAGCTTTACACCGTCCAGCTGAACCTGACGCCACTGGAAGATCTGAAGAAAAACAGCCTGGCGACGCAGGCCGCGCAGCTGCACAAGCTGCACAGCTACCTTTTCCCTGACGTACCTTTCGAGCAATCACCGCTGAAAAAAGCGGCTTAGGAGCTATCCCCATGACACTGAAAAGCCTTCCGGCAGCGCCGGCGGGGCGGCCTTCTGCGCTCTCAAAACGCGATTTACCGTCAGCCACCATGGAGCGCTGGAACGGCGGCATCAAAGCCGCATACACCGATGAAAACAGCATTTCTGTTTTTGACGTAATCGGCGCTGATTACTGGGGGGAGGGCGTGACGGCCAGCCGCATCGCCGGTGCGCTCCGCTCGATGAATGGCGCTGATGTGACGGTAAACATCAACTCCCCTGGCGGGGACATGTTTGAAGGCCTCGCTATTTACAACCTTTTGCGGGAATACAAAGGAAAAGTCACCGTGAAGGTGCTGGGACTGGCCGCATCCGCCGCCTCCATCATCGCTATGGCCGGTGATGACGTCCAGATCGGTCGCGGCGCATTCCTGATGATCCATAACTGCTGGGTCTATGCCATGGGCAACCGTCATGACCTTGCCCAGATAGCGGCGGATATGGAGCCATTTGATAAAGCGATGGGCGACATCTATTCAGCGCGTACCGGTCTCAGTGTGGATGAGGTGGCCGCGATGATGGACGGGGAAACCTATATCGGCGGCAGCGATGCGGTTGCTAAAGGTTTTGCCGACAGCCTGCTTTCTGCAGATGAAATTTCTGACGATGACGACAGTCCGGCGGCAGCGCTGCGCAGACTCGATGCGCTGCTGGCGAAAGCGGACACCCCGCGCTCTGAGCGGCGAAAACTTCTTAAAGCCTTATCCGGCAGCAAGCCAGGCGCTGCTGCCGATCATGATGGTACGCCGGGCGCTACCGGAACAATCAACCCTGAAAACATTGCACAACTTGAAAACGCCCTGGCGGCGTTCGGCAAATAAGGAAAAACCATGTCTGAAGTAAATGAAATTCTGAAAAAAGTCACCGCCAGCATTGAAGAGGCGAACAGTAAGTTCAGCGCCAAGGCTGAAGAGGCACTGAAAGAAGCCAAGAAGTCCGGCTCCCTGTCAGAAGAAACTAAAGCCGCTGTCGATAAAATGGCGTCTGAATTTAACGCGCTCCGGGATGCTGAAAAGACGCTTAAAGCCGCGCTAGGCGATCTTGAACAACACGTGGCAAATATGCCTTTGAACACGGCGGCAAAAGTCGTTGAAACCGTGGGTCGCCAGGTTATTTCCTCGGAAGCGCTTAAGGCATTTACCGCTGGCGTTGAAGGTAACAAGCGCATCAGCATTCCGGTGAATGCAGCGCTGGTCTCGGCTGATGTTCCCGGACAGATTGTCGCACCTGATCGTCTGCCCGGTATTGACGCTCAGCCAAAGCAGCGCCTGTTTATCCGTGATCTGATTGCGCCTGGTCGCACCGCGTCAAACACCATTTACTGGGTTCAGCAGACCGGCTTCACTAACAATGCAAAAGCTGTGGCGGAAAACACCACCAAGCCATACAGCGACATCGCTTTTGCTGAAAAAATTACGCCGGTCCGCACCATTGCCCATCTGTTTAAGGCAACGAAACAGATTCTGGACGATATGCCTCAGCTGCAGTCAACCATTGACGCGGAACTGCGCTACGGCCTGAAATATGTCGAAGAGCAGGAGATTCTGTTCGGAGATGGCACCGGTGCGCATCTTGAAGGCATCATTCCGCAGGCTTCTGCTTATGCAGCTGCTTTTGAAGTAGCAAATCAAAACGGCATTGACGATCTGCGTCTGGCGATGCTGCAGGCGCAGCTGGCCCGTTTCCCGGCGTCCGGCCACGTTCTGCACTTCATTGACTGGGCGAAGATCGAACTGACCAAGGACTCGCTGGGCCGCTACATCCTGGCGAACCCGTCAGCGCTGACCGGTCCGACCCTGTGGGGCTTGCCGGTGGTGGCGACGGAAGCCGCGGCGTTCCAGGGCAAATTCCTGACCGGGGCATTTAATGCTGGTGCGCAGATTTTCGACCGGGAAGAGGCCAACGTAGTGATCTCTACCGAGAACGCCGACGACTTCGAGAAAAATATGATCTCGATTCGTTGTGAAGAACGTCTGGCGCTGGCTGTTAAACGCCCGGAAGCGTTTATCTACGGCTCCTTTACCGCACCGGCTCCTGCTGGCGCGTAATTCCTGATGGCGGCCCGCGGGTCGCCTTTTCTTTGAGGTGAACATGATGAAATTACGTTCAGTCAGGCCCATCTATCACGAAGGCACAGTAAGAACCGAAGGCACTGTGTTTGAAACCCTGGAGCAGCACGGTCGCGAACTGATAAAAAAAGGCTATGCGGAAGCGGTGGCCGAAGCGAATCCTGCCGAGCCGAACGAGCCGAACGAGCCGAACGAGCCGAACGAGCCGAACGAGCCGAACGAGCCGAACGAGCCGAACGAGCCGAACGAGCCGAACGAGCCAGAGCAGCCAAAGCAGGTTAAGGCCGCAAAAAGCAAAGCCAAGTAAGGGGTTTCTATGCTGACCGTTGAGCAGGTGAAACTGCACTGTCGCATTGATGCCGGAGCGTCTGAAGAGGATGACTGGATAGCGTCACGCCTGAAGGCGGCGTGGCGTTATGTGGAGACCTGGACGCGCCGCAGGTTGTATGAAAATGCAGACGACCCGCTTTACCTGGCCGATCCTGATGCGCTGCTTTATGGCGAAGATATCGAAACAGCCATGCTGATGCTGATTGCTCACTGGTACGCGAACCGGGAAGCGGTAAGCACGAATGGCACCTCATCGACTGTCGATCTGGCTGTTGAAGCATTACTTCAGCCTTACCGGATTTATGGGGTTTAGGGGGCGGCATGGCCTGTAGTGGGTGCGCCGCTCGTCGCGAGTGGCTGAAGAAATGGATGAACATAGCGTATGAACGAGCAACAGGTAAAAGACCTGCTGGCGGCGATGAGCCACCAGACCGCGGCGATGAATCGCCTGGCGGAGTCAAACGAGGCACTGGTGGCGATAATTTACCAGTCGATGGCGGAAGAGATTGAGACAACCACACTCGACTCACCTGTGCACACTTACCTCAGCGGCAAACCCAGGGGGTGAGCATGCAGGCCGGAAAGCTTAACAAGCGGATCGTGTTGCAGAAGCCTGTTAAGGCGCAGAGCCCGACCACCGGGGCCATTGTTAACGGGTGGGGTGATGTGGCTGAGCTGTGGGCAAACATCACTGACCTTTCCGCACGTGATTTTGTGGCCGCGAAAGCGGGGCAGAATGAAGTCACCACGCGCATAACCATCCGCTGGCGTGAGGATGTCACGGATAAACATCGCATTCTCTATCGCGGGCGCGTTTATGACATTCAGGGCGTGCTTGAAGATGATAAAAGCGGCCGGGAATATCTGACGCTCCCATGTTCACGGGGGGTTAACGATGGCTGATGGTGTGGATTTCAGCATTATCGGGCTCGATGCGCTGCAGGGTAAGCTGCTCAGTATCAGCGATGACCTGCGGCGTCGCGGCGGTCGGGCGGCGCTCCGGCGCGCCGGTAATGTGATTGTCGATAAAGCGAAGGAGAACGCCAGCCGCATTGATGATCCGGCAACCGGGCGCAGCATTGCCGCAAACGTGGCGATGCGCTGGAACGGCAGACTCTTCAGAACCACCGGCGATCTGGGTTTTCGCATTGGCGTGCAGCACGGCGCTGTGCTGAAAAAACACCCTGACCTCAGCGAGAACGCGCCGACGCCGCACTGGCGTCTCATTGAGTTCGGCACGGAAAGGGTACGCGCTCAGCCCTTTATGCGTCCGGCTGCGGAAACCAGCACGGGCGAGGTGGTGAACGTGTTTGCCACTGAGTACGAGAAGTCCATTGACCGCGCCATTCTTCGTGCGCAGAAGAAGGGGATGGCACCATGATCGCACCCGTCTTTTCCGTCTGTGCAGCCAGTCCGGCGGTTACTGCGCTGCTGGGCACCGACCCGCTGCGCCTGTATCCCTTCGGACTGCAGGATGATGCTGTCGTTTACCCCTACGTGGTCTGGCAGAACGTCAGCGGCTCGCCGGAGAACTATCTCGCGCAACGGCCCGATGTTGATTCGTTCACCCTGCAGGTTGATGCCTATGCCGACACCGTGGATGAAGTTATCGCCGTTGCTGCCGCGCTGCGGGATGCCATTGAGCCCCACGCGCATATCACGCGTTGGGGTGACCAGACCCGCGATAATGATACCCGGCGGTACCGCTATTCATTCGATGTTGAATGGCTGGTGCTGCGCTAATCACATTCCCCGCTAACCATCCGGCCACGTGCCGGTTTTTTTATGTCCGGAGATAACCATGTCTGTACTTACGCAGGGCACGCAGCTCTTTGTGTTTGCGAATAACACCGTGAGCGAAATCGAATGCATTACCGCATTCAACCCGGGAAGCAGCCCGGCTGACCAGATCGAAGATACCTGTCTGAGCGAAAAGAGCACGCGCACCTATAAAAAAGGGCTGCGCACCCCGGCGCAGGCGTCTGCAACGCTGAACGCCGATCCGAAAAACACCAGTCACCTGATGCTCAGTACTCTGGCGGAAACCTCTGACCAGACCGATCTGGTCTTTGCTATCGGCTGGTCTGACGGTGAATCTGAACCAACGCCCGCCACCGACAGCACTGCCGGTGCCGTTGACGGGCTTGACCTGCCGTCCGATCGCACCTGGTACGTGTTCAAGGGCTATGTGGCTGACTTCCCCTTTGATTTCCAGGCCAACACGGTGGTGCAGACCACCGCAACCATTCAGCGCTCCGGCGCTGGCGTATGGATTCCGAAAGCCGGGTCCGGTTCTTAATAACCTCGGGGCCACGGCCCCGGTAATGCAGGCAGAGCATGAAACTGACGCTTGAATCACTGAAAACTGCGGGCGCGTTTACCGGGCGTCCCGTTGAGAAAGAAATCACCTGGAAGCAGGGCGATAACGAATTAACCGCAACGGTGTACGTGCGCCCTATGGGTTATCACGCCGCCACGTCCGATGTACTTGCCATGGGGGGCAAGGTGGATGGTGTCGCTGGCCGTATCGCGGCCTCCATCTGTGACGAAAACGGTAAGCCTGTTTTCAGGGCGGCGGACATTACCGGCGAAGCCGATCCGGAACGTGGTGCGCTGGATGGCGCACTGACTGTGGCGCTGCTGGTGGCCATTCAGGAGGTTAACGATCTGGGAAAGACTACGAGCTCAGCGCAGAAGATGAATTCTGGTGTGAGCTCGTCCTCAGCGGTATCGGCGGACGCACCATCGCACAGGCGCGGGAAACGGTCAGCTTCAGAGAATCGCAGATCTGGGCGCGCTACCGGGAGCGATACGGAAGCCTGAATCCCATGATGCGCGTTGAGTGGGGCGCAGGGGTGGTCGCCAGCACCATTGCCAACGTTAACCGCGACCCGAAAACCCCACCATTCAGCCCCACAGATTTCACCCTGCATTTCACTAAAGTCGCTGCTGCTGATGAGCCCATCTCTCTTGAGGACGCGAAGAGTAGCTGGACATAACTGCCGCCAACGGAGAGTTTATGGCTTCCAAATCACTGGGAACACTGACGATCGACCTGATCGCTAAAGTGGGTGGCTTTACATCCGGCATGGAGAAAGCGCAGCGGGCCTCGGATAAGTGGGCAAAGCAGGTGCAGAAAGATGCCGCGGCAACCTCAGCCGCCATTCTTTCCGTGGGTGGCGCAATTCAGGCCGCCGCCGTCACGGCGGGCACTGCCGGGTTTGCGCTGCTGAAAACAACGTCAGAGCAGATCAACGCCACGGACCAGTGGGCGAAATCGCTGAAGATGTCCACGCAGGAATTACTGGCCTGGCAGTTTGCCGCCGAGAAAGCGGGTGTGGCTGGTGATAATATGGCCGACATCTTCAAAGACCTGAGCGACAAGATTGGTGATGCCGTCCTGAACAAGTCCGGAGAAGCGGTTGATGCGCTTAACGCGCTGGGCCTCTCCGCCGAAAGGCTATCAAAGGTGTCGCCTGATAAGCAGATGCTGGCGATTGGCGAGGCGCTGGGGAAAATCAGCTCCAATGCCGGTAAGGTCACCATCCTTGAAAGCCTGGGTAATGACCTCTCGAAGCTGCTTCCCCTGTTCGACAACAACAACGCGAAGCTGAATCAGTTCATCCAGCTTGCGAAGGATTATGGCGTCGCCCCGGACCCGGCCTCGATTGATGACCTGGTGAAGGTCAATGACCTGTTTCAGGACATGGAGGCGCAGGTCAGAGGCCTGAAAATGGAGATTGCTGCAGGTCTGGCTGGTGTGGACCTGAGCCCCCTGAACAATTCCCTCAAAGAAATTCATAACGTTTTAACTGACCCGGAAGTGCTGAAGGGTCTGGTGTCCATGGTCAGCCAGGTGGCTGAGCTTGCCGGCTGGCTCATCAAAGCCGCCGCTGCAGCCGGTGAGCTCGCCTCCACATCCGGCAACAGGATGGCGGCGCTGGGCGGGGGCATCGACACAAAAGACCTCGGGCAGGTTGAGGAACGGATCAAGTACCTCGATCACTTCCTGGCCGGCAGGAAAGGTTTTTATGGGCAGGGCGAGTCGTTCTTTGGCTGGGTTACCGGGAAGGATGACAGCGTGAAAGCAATGACCGCTGAGCTGGAAGGTCTCATTAAGGTCAGGGATGAGTTACAGGCTAAACCCGAATCGACTCTCCCGGTTATGGCCGCAACAGTCGGGTCGTCGCAGTTCGCGCTGCCTCCAGGCCAGACGAATGGCAAGGCTGCGGTTGATACCGGGGCCAAAAAGTTAGAAAGCGCCTTCAGGGCAATGGAGCAAAGCTACCTGCGTCAGATAGCGCTGGCGGACACCTCCGGGAAGAAAACGGTCGAGATAACGGAGCAGCAGAAACTTCAGTTCGACCTCGCTGAGGGCAAGCTCAGCGGTATTAATGACATCCACCGGCAAAGGCTGATGCAGCTCGCGCAGGAAGTGGACCGCCTCAACGCGGTCAGGAAAGCCAATGAAGAGAACGCCAAAGTTGCCGCCTATGTCGCTAATCTGGCCGCGCAGAATGATAACGCCCGCGCCACTGCAGGTGTTGAGTTGCAGGGCGCAGGCCTCGGGGATAAAGAGCGCGGGCGGCTCAAAGAGCGCCTCAGCATTGAGCGTGATTTTCTGGATCAGCAGAGGGAGCTTCAGAAGCAGTACCAGGGCGGGGAAATTTCAAAGTCAGTGTATGACCGCGAAACGCAGGCGCTGCGTGAGGCTCAGTCCGAACGGCTGAGGATTCAGGAGAACTATTACCAGCAGGTGGATGCGCTGCAGGCCGACTGGATAGCCGGGGCGCAGGATGGTTACGCTGACTGGCTTGATGAAATCAGTGACGTTTCCGGGGCGGTGTCGTCCGGCGTCAAATCTTCGCTAAACGGTGTTTTTGATAACGTCACCTCCATGCTTGAAGGGAACAAGGTCAGCTGGAAGTCATGGGGCATATCGGTGCTGCAAATCATCGCCAAAGTGGCCCTCCAGATGGCGGCGGTAAATGCCCTCAGCAGCGTTTCATCTTCCTCCGGGTTGCTTGGCTCGCTTATCGGTGGCGTCGCCAGTGCCGTGGCCGGTGGCGCAGCTGGCGCGGGCGGAACAACCCCCTCCGGGGCGTACACGTCCGCGGCCTCAAATCTCACCTTCAACGCCAAAGGCGGCGTTTACGCGTCCAGCGACCTAAGCCAGTACAGCGGCTCGGTTGTGAGCTCTCCGACGCTCTTTGCCTTTGCCAAAGGCGCAGGGCTGATGGGCGAGGCGGGGCCGGAGGCCATCATGCCGCTTACGCGTGCAGCCGATGGTTCACTGGGTGTTCGCGCCGTTAAAGAGGGAAGCGCCCAGCCACAGGGTGCCGGTTCAGGTGTGCAGGTGAATATCCACTTTGACGGCAACGGCAATGCGCAGTCCGGTACGTCCGGCGGCGCTGAAGATTTTGGCAGACAGATTGGTAGCTACGTTGAGCAGAAATACCGCGAGCTGATGCGCAGGGACTCATCGCCGGGTGGGCCTCTGTGGAACCTCGCTAAAGGGAGTCGATGATGGCAATCGAGTCATTTACCTGGTGCCCGCGTATCAACGCCGAGCAGGACGTCAGCTTTCGCAGACGGACTGCGCAGTTTGGCGACGGGTATCAGCAGGCGTCCGGGGATGGCCTTAATCCCCGGTCACAGAGCTGGAAACTGCAGTTCACGGGCGATGCGGCGTTCATAACTGAGATAAAGGCGTTCCTCGACCGCCACCAGGGCGTGAAATCCTTTCAGTGGACGCCACCGCTTGAGCCCACCGGGCTTTATCGCTGCGACAAATACACCCCCGTTGCACTTGGTGCCGGGATGTACTCGCTTTCCCTGACATTCGAACAGGCATTCAAACCATGAGTCTTAACAGCGATTACCAGAAACTGGAGCCGGGAAACACCATCCGCCTGTTTGAGGTGGATGGGTCAGCGTTCGGCGTCGATGACATCCTGCGGTTTCACAGCCACAACATCCCGCACACCGAGGCCGAAATTCTGGCGGCGAAGGGCGACGAGTCGAAGCTTCCGGCCAAATCAGTCTGGTGGCAGGGCGAAGAATACAAGGCGTGGCCGTGTGCAATCGAAGGTCTGGAGGCATCAACCAGCGGCGGAAGTGCCACGCCGCGTTTGTCCGTTGCCAACCTTGACGGGTCAATTACGGTGCTCTGTCTGGCTTATGACGATCTGCTGCAGGCGAAAGTCACCCTTCACGACACACTGGCGCAGTACCTGGATGCCCGGAATTTTGAAGCAGGGAACCCCGCAGCCGATCCGACGCAGGAGAAGCTGCAGGTCTGGTACATCGATGCGAAAAACAGCGAGACCAGTGAAGTTGTGGAGTTCGCGCTTTCCAGTCCGATGGATTTGCAGGGACTGCTAATCCCGACGCGCCAGCTCCATTCGCTGTGCACCTGGTGCATCCGGAACAAATACCGGACAGGCGACGGCTGCGACTATGCCGGTACGCGTTACTTCGACAAGAACAACAAACCGGTAAGCGACCCTTCACTTGACCAGTGCAACGGCACGCTGACGGCCTGCAAGCTGCGCTTCGGGGAAAACAACGAGCTTCCGTTTGGCGGATTCCCTGGCACGTCTCTCATCAGGAGCTGATATGCGTAAAAAGACAATCGCGGCCATCATGGCGCACGCCGAAGCTGAGTATCCCCGCGAGTGCTGCGGGCTGGTGGTGCAGAAAAGCAGGGTGGAGCGCTATTTCCCGTGCCGCAATATCGCCGCTGAACCTACGGAGCACTTCCACCTTTCGCCTGAGGACTACGCCGCCGCTGAAGACTGGGGAACGGTCACCGGCATCGTGCACAGCCATCCTGACGCCTCCACCCAGCCGAGCGAACTGGACAAGGCGCAGTGTGATGCCACCGAACTGCCGTGGCACATCGTAAGCTGGCCGGAAGGCGATGTACGCATGGTTATGCCTCGCGGGGAGCTGCCCTTGCTGGAGCGTCCGTTCGTGCTGGGCGTCTATGACTGCTGGGGGCTGGTGATGAGCTACTTCCGCCAGCAGCACGGCATTGAGCTGAAGGATTACCGTGTCGATTATCCGTGGTGGGAGGATCAGCATTCCGAAAACCTTTACCGTGATAACTGGTATGAGTGTGGCTTCCGGGAGTTCTCCGGTCCCACACAGCCCGGCGACATGGTGATCATGCAGGTGCAGTCGAATAAGTGGAACCATGCGGGGATACTACTGGAAGGGAACATGCTGTTGCACCACTTATACGGGCACCTGAGCCAGCGCGTTCCGTATGGCGGGTACTGGATTGATCGCACCATGAAGATTTTAAGGCACAAATCTCTATGCTAACCTTCTGAAAACACATAAGGGTGGCGGTTATGAAGCAAATTGCACTGGTGCTAGCTGTAATAGGGTTATCTGGCTGCGTAACAGAGTCGGTATCTACAGGCGAGGCAAAAATAGTTCCTACAGAGCGTGTGCTTGTTAAGGGAAATGGTGATGCTGAGCTGATAGTTACACGCGACAAAGGGTGGTTAGTCGGTGGTGGATGTTTCACAACCCTAACTTTGGATGGTAAGCATATAGCCAGGATAGGCACTGGTGAAACTTTATCTTATAAAGTGAAGCCTGGAAGACATATCCTTGGTATAGCTGATGATCCAGAAGGTGGAGGATTATGCGGCATGGGGTCGGGTAAGCCTTACAAAGAGACCAGTACTGTGATTTCAAATAATGAAATTCAAAAATACAGGATAGCTGGTGATACCAATTCTGGATTAGATATCAGGCCAACATCAAACTAAAAAAGCCTCCTTTGGTAGGTTTTTTTTGGGGTTTCTATGAACGAGAAAATGACGAGAATCGAGCTTGGCGGTGTGCTGGCTAAAACTTTCGGGAAAGTTCATCATCGTCTAATCAGCACTACGCATGAAGCGACCAGAGCACTTGCAGCGACAATTAAAGGCTTTGAACAATACATGATTTCAAGCCAGCGCCGTGGCCTAACATATGCCGTTTTCAGAGGCGGAAAAAACATTTCTGAAGATGATCTCGGATTTCCAGTAACAGAAGAAGTGATTCGTATAGTGCCGGTTATTATTGGCAGCAAAAAAGCTGGAGCATTACAGACTATTCTCGGCGCAGTTCTCGTTGTGGTTGGCGTTGCAATTAGTGTTTTCACTAGCTGGACTGTCGCCGGGGTGGGGGTTGGTGGCGCTGTAACCGCACTTGGTGCGTCAATGATGGCAGGCGGAGTAATTCAATTACTCTCTCCACAGCCGGGTGGCCTCGCAAGCAAGCAAGACCCTGATAACCGGGCCTCTTATGCTTTTGGCGGTGTGACCAATACCGCAGCTCAGGGTTATCCGGTGCCGCTGCTTTATGGTAAGCGACGTATAGGGGGGGCAATTATTTCTGCGGGTGTGTTCGTAGAAGATATGCTTTGAACATGATATAAAAAGGCAATTTTTCTTACTGGCTATTATCATGACTGAAGATTCATTACTTATTGCCAAAGCAATTTTAGAGCTTAAACAGGGTCCTGATATTGTGAAAGATTATGTTTTCCCAATATCAATATCATTTTTATCCGCTCTGTTAGGTGGGATGACCGCCTATTGGTTTAATCTAAGGCAGGAAAGAGTTAAGTCTGAAAAAGAGAAGTTTTTGCTTGCAAATAAATTGGTGATCACTGTTATTGAGTGCTCCAATGCCTTGGTTTCTATTAAAGGTAATTATATATCTTTGAACTCAACTGATCCTCGTAAGCGAGCTCTTTCAATTCCTTATATCATAAATAATGAGAGTGACGCTAACTTTGATATGGCTTTGTACTCTTTCATAAAGAATGTTCCTACATGCAACATAGGGTTTCTTGGTAAAATAAAGAAATTTATTGAATACAGAATTTTAGGGATGAATTGTTTAGGGCCATCTGATGAGGAAATTGGTAAGTCTTGGCGAAATATAAATAGAATGAGCGCTTGTATTAAGAATTACAACTTATTTATCACATTACTTTCAAAGCGTAATGAGCTTGATGGGCAAGTAAAATCGGCCTTTAAAAAATATGTTGAAGTTACTCATGAAGAAATTATGAGTAATACTCCACGTTCAATTCTTGTCCCTTACATTGGGCTAACTGAAACGATTATTGCGTTAAATGATCATCTTATAAAGGAGATGGATTCTTTTTTGAATGAATTTCCGTTAATTGCCGAAAGTAATATTGAGTTATCACTTGTTGGAAAAGGAAGTAAAGTTATATCAATCAAAAATGCTAAGCCAGGTTACATTAATATTTTGAATCCTATAGTTAAGCCTGATTATAAATTATTGGCTAAACTTATGGGTGTAAGTCACGATGAAGTGATTAAGATGTATACTTTCAGCGATTGGTATTAAATCAGTCTTTAATCTGCCTTCAGGCCACCTCCGGGTGGCTTTTTTTATGGACGCAATATGTCAACCACAACCGCATTGAAAGGCCGTAAGGGTGGCGGCTCTAAGTCGCGTACACCTACTGAACAGCCAGATGACCTACAGTCGGTCGCTAAAGCAAAGGTACTCATCGCGCTGGGTGAGGGTGAGTTTGCGGGTGGCCTGACTGCACGAAATATTTACCTCGATGGTACCCCGCTTGAAAACCCTGACGGCTCTAAAAACTTCAGCGGCGTGGTCTGGGAATTTCGCGCAGGTACCCAGGCGCAGAAATATATTCAGGGCATGCCGGGTTCAGAGAATGAAATAAGCGTTGGCACAGAGGTTTCCAGCTCTACCGCCTGGACCCGAACCTTCACCAATACTCAGCTTTCAGCAGTCCGGCTGCGCCTTAAATGGCCGTCATTGTTCCGTCAGGAAGATGATGGTGACCTGGTTGGCTATTCCGTGAAGTACGCCGTTGACCTGCAGACCGATGGCGGCGCGTGGAGAACGGTGTTCACCATGTCTGTAACGGGTAAAACGACATCCGGTTACGAGCGCAGCCACCGTATCGATTTGCCGCAGTCTAGCAGCACGTGGACGCTTCGCCTGCGTAAAGTCAGCTCTGATGCGAACAGCGCCAAAATCGGCGACACGATGACACTGCAGAGCTTTACCGAAGTCATTGATGCGAAGCTGCGCTACCCGAATACCGCGCTGCTGTATGTGGAATTCGACTCCAGCCAGTTCAACGGCAGCATCCCGCAGATTTCATGTGAACCGCGCGGCCGCATTATCCGGGTGCCGGATAATTATGATCCTGAAACACGAACCTATGGCGGCACATGGACCGGCGCGTTTAAATGGGCCTGGACTGATAACCCGGCGTGGATTTTCTACGATTTGGTAGTGACGGACCGTTTCGGTCTGGGTAACCGGCTGACCGCCGCCAATATCGACAAGTGGACGCTGTATCAGGTTGCGCAGTACTGCGATCAGCCTGTGCCAGATGGACGTGGCGGGAACGGCACGGAGCCGCGATATACCTGCAACGTCTACGTGCAGGACCGTAACGAGGCGTACACTGTGCTGCGTGACTTTGCCGCCATCTTCCGGGGCATGACCTACTGGGGCGGCAATCAGATCGTTGCGCTTGCCGACATGCCCCGCGATGTTGATTACAGCTACACGCGCGGGAACGTCATTGAGGGGCGGTTCACCTATTCAAGCAGCACGGCGAAAAGCCGTTACACCACCGCACTGGTGTCCTGGTCCGATCCGGATAATGCTTACGCTGATGCCATGGAGCCGGTGTTTGAGCAGGCGCTGGTGGCACGTTATGGCTTCAACCAGCTGGAGATGACGGCCATCGGGTGTACCCGGCAGTCTGAAGCAAACCGCAAGGGCCGCTGGGGTATTCTGACCAACAACAAAGACCGTGTTGTGACGTTCGGTGTTGGCCTTGACGGTAACATTCCACAGCCGGGATACATCATTGCTGTGGCAGATGAAATGCTGTCCGGGAAAGTAACCGGCGGGCGCATCAGCGCGGTGAACAATCGCGTCATTACGCTTGATCGCGCCCCGGATGCGGTGGCCGGCGACCGTCTTATCCTCAACCTTCCATCCGGCGCGGCGCAGAGCCGGACGATTCAGTCCATCAGCAAAAACATTGTGACGGTATCCACTGCCTATAAAGAAACGCCGCAGGCTGAAAGCGTATGGGTGGTTGAGTCCGACGAGCTTTACGCACAGCAGTACCGGGTGGTTAGCGTCACCGACAATGATGATGGCACATTCACTGTTTCAGCTGCGTACCACGACCCGGATAAATATGCCCGCATCGATACCGGCGCGATCATAGACCAGAGGCCGATAAGCGTTATTCCACCCGGCACGCAGGCCATACCCGAGAGCATCATCATCGACAGCTATTCACGGGTGCAGCAGGGCATCAGCGTGCAGACGCTCAGGGCCAGCTGGGATGAATCATCCAGCACTATCGCCTATGAAGCGCAGTGGCGGCGCAATGACGGTAACTGGGTGAACGTGCCGCGCAGCTCTACCACCTCGTTTGAGGTACCTGGCATCTATGCCGGACGGTATCTTGTCAGGGTGCGGGCCATTAACGCGGCCGAAATCTCCAGCGGCTGGGGATACTCGGACGAAACCGTGCTCACCGGCAAGGTCGGCAATCCTCCGAAACCCGTTGGCTTTATCGCCACAGGCATCAACTGGGGTATCCGTCTTAACTGGGGATTCCCGGAGAACACCGCCGACACGCTGAAAACTGAAATCCAGTACACCCCGAATACTGACTTCTCCGATCCGATTCTTCTCAGTGATGTGCCTTATCCCTCCGCTGAATATACGCAGCTGGGGTTACGTGCCGGGCAGGAGTTCTGGTACCGGGCGCAGCTGGTGGACAAAACAGGGAACGAATCCGGCTGGACGGACTGGATCAGGGGGATGGCTAACGATAATGCCGATGATTACCTGGGCGACATCGCCGGCGATTTCCTGACATCGCAGGACGGGGAGCGCCTGACCAGCAGCCTTGATAACAGCATTGAAGCGGCGCTGCAGAACGCGCTTGCCCATAATGCCGCAGTGGATCATCAATGGCGGCAGATGGGCGAGGTGCGGGCCGAAATCCTGACGGTTAAGACCACCATCGCAGACGTCGATAAGGGGCTTGCGGATCTGGAAACGGATGTCCGGGCACAGATAGGCGATGTTTCCGCTCAGGTGCAGGAAAAGCTCACTGCGCTGGTGGATTCCAGCGGCTCATCCGCTATCCACACACTGAAGGTTGGTGTGAAGATTAACGACATCGAGTACCTGGCGGGCATGTCGGTCGCGGCCATCGCGGAGGCCGGAAAGCCGGTGGTAACACGGGTTGCGTTCAACGCTAATCAGTTCGTGCTGATGAGCGGGAGCGGCACCACGCAGTATTCACCGTTTGCCGTGGTCAACGGGCAGGTGTTTATCAGTTCGGCCTTCATTCAGGACGGCACGATAACCAACGCCAAAATCGGAAACTTCATCCAGTCGAATAATTTTGTCTCCGGCTCACAGGGCTGGCGGCTGGATAAAAACGGCACGCTGGAAATTAACGGTGTGGCCGGCGGCGGCAGGATGATCATCACCAGCACGCTTGTCCGCATCTTCGACAGCAATAACGTGTTACGACTCAGAATGGGGCTGTGGTAATGGCACAAGGACTGCAATGCTGGGACGCGCAGGGACGAGTGGCAGTAGATCTGACTGACTACAACCTGCGTTTTATGGGGAGCATAACGGTGACGTTAGGCCCGACAGAGACCTCCAAAAATGTTGCCTTCAGTGGTGCCACTCAAAGTGGCACGGTGGTGGTCATTACGTCAGCCTCTCTCAGGAACCCGAATGAGTATTTTTGCCGCGCATACAATGGGGGCTTTAATGCTTTTTTAATGCATGGTTCAACCGGGGGGCTTTCAAATACATTAACCATTGAGGTATATAATTTCGAATGAGCGGGTTTGAAGTTTATAACGAAGATGGCAAGTTACTCATTGACTCCGAAAACCGGTCAACGATGTTTTACGATTCGCGGGCCATGACGAATATAACTGACCGGGGGTTTTATCGTATTAACAGTCCATTCGGTGACGGAAGCACGCTGGGTTATTCACCCCAGGCATTCTGGAATGATGGCCGCTTGCGATGGCTTCAGTTTAATGCTGGTCGATATGGGTTTCCCGGCGCGGATATTGTGGAGCAAAACTGCGGCAGGATGATCCGGACGGCGCGTAACATACCTGTTGACAGTGGATACATGGATGTGTTCGACAGGAATGGAAATCTTGTCTGGAGTGCACTTTCTGCCTCACGTATGCCGCGCATTGTGAAATTCTTTGACGTGCCTGCCGGGTTCGACTTCCAGAATAACACCATCTCCATACCGCTGGATTTTAACCCGTGGATACTGATCAATAACTGCCCCGGCAACCTCAGCTACGGCGGTGATGAAAACCTTATTCTTGGTTACTCCGGGATTGTCTTTCGCTGGACAGGCTCGCAGTTGCAGGGGCGCTACATCACTCTGAAGCAGAAAACATGGGCGGAGACATTCCAGAGCAGGGGGCTCCGAATCCCCCTGGCTCAGTTTGTCGGCATCTGAAAATCTGGCGTGCGCTGCGGCTGCGTGGCAATCATGTTATATGCCGGCGTGCGGGGTGCGTTGAAAATATAACTAACTTTTGTCATACCCTTCTTTCCATAACACAAACTATTTACGCGGCTTTTAACATGCCGGGAAAATATGCCATTACTTGTGTCGCTGATTACCTGCAGTGAATATTTATCGCAATCGATTTCAACTTCCAGACTTCCTGACAACGAAAGACGTGAAGCCTCTATCGGGTAGTCCATTACGAAATCATAAGGTCTGTTATCAACAGAGCATCCCGAAATCAGGAACAAAGGAATAATCAAATGCAGGAGTTTTGTACGCATGGGAGTTTGCTCACGTTGTGAATATTACTTTTATGATACCTGGTTAATTAACCAGTCCAGTTAGATCCCACTCATTCCAACAAATGACCCGCTACGGCGGGTTTTTTATTATCAGGAGAACGCCATGTCGGCAGGAACTCTCGCGCTTACGAACAAATCTGACGCTGTAAAAGGGACTGGCACCACTTTTACCGCGATGAAGGCCGGTGACTTTATTGTGGTGAATATCGGCGGCACACCCTACACGCTGACAGTCAAATTTATCGCCAGCGATACGCAGCTGACGCTCATCAGTAAGTTCACTGGACCAACGCAAGGCGGGTTGGCCTGGAGTGAAGTGCCGCGTGAAGCGCAAAGCCTCATTACGGCGGCGCTGGCAACGCAAACAGTCGAAGCGCTGCGCGGGCAGAACCTGGACAAAGATAACTGGCAGCAGGTTTTCAGCGTGAGCGATGACATCACGGTAACGTTGAAGGATGGCGCTCAGTTCACCGGCCCCAGTTGGCTGAAGATTGTTGATCTGCTGAAGACGGTAGACCTGGCACAGGCGCAGAAAATTGCAGACCAGATCCGGCAGTCACAAAATGCCGTAGCCGCTGACAAAGCCACCGTGGCAACGGACCGGGGCGTTGTTGAGAGTAAGACCGCAGAAGCAGCCGCATCAGCGCAGGCAGCCGCTCAGCTTGAGCAAGCCGCATCGGACAGCGCCGGCACGGCGAGCCAGAAAGCCACTGATGCCACCGCCGAGGCAGAGCGGGCAGAGCGGGCGGCCGACGATGCAGAAATACGCGGCGCAGAGCAGGTTGGCTTCGCTACCGCGCAGGCAGACCGCGCTAAAGAGGAAGCAGACCGCGCCGCCGCGTCGAACCCGGCAAACGCGCTGCTTAAAGCCGAGAACCTGGCTGATGTTGAAAATAAGGCCCAGGCACTGCAAAACCTGCTGGATGAGAAGCCATTACCTCTTCTTGCACCGGCAGTGAACCAGAATGAAGCGCCAACGTTGCAGCAGGTGCAAAACCTTGTTGGCATGGGTAGTACCGGCCCAACGCAAACGGGCGTAATGAATTACGGCGTCGGTGACTTCCATCTGCGCGATAGCCGTCTGTTCGTCCAGCCGTATGAGGTGACCAGCGACGGGCAGCTGCTGAACCGCGCCGACCACCCCGATCTGTGGGCTTACGCGCAGCTTGTAGGTGCAATCTCCGATGAAAACTGGATCGGATACGTTGAAAAACAGGACGCTCTACTCAACTGGCGACGGGCAAACCACGTTCCGCATCCCTGACCGAAACGGCACCCAGCGAAAAGGGGTAAATGGTTTCACTGGTGAAGATTCAATCATGAACCTTTATGGCAGGGGAGACGGGGGCAACAGCGCTGTAAATGGTCGCGCTCAGGAGGGCGGTGTACCAAATATCACCGGAGGATTCTGGGCTTACGGTTATGACCAGAGCACTGGCGGTAATAACGGTGCGTTTGCGTGGAGCAATGGCGGAAACAACGTATTTCCGCTGAACAGCAATACAGCAAGCCAGACCAAGTATGAAGGTTTCAGCTTTGACGCCAGTCGCTCCAGCAAATTTTATAAAGGTATTAGCGAGGTCCGTCCCAATTCATTCTTTGGCGTCTGGGTTATCCGTGCTTCCGGCGCGTTCGTCGCCGCGAATACATCATTCGGTGTCATGAACAGCTACGCAGCGGACCAGCCTGCTAACTTTTTGCTGGAAGGTGGACGCGTACAGTCTGAAATCCATATTGAAGGGGGGCTTAGCGCTAAAGTTGCACTGGTAGCACGTCAGCGTGTCGGTGGTGCTACGTCTGGTGCATTTGAAGTTACAGATTCGTCGGGGTCGGTATCGAAAACCAGAACGCTGGCGCTACCTCTTGAGGAGGGAACACTCGTCACCGATACCGGCCCACAATCCTGTGTAGCATGGGCCAGGATTGCCGGGTCATCTATTGTTTCTGCATTCAATATCAGCTCGGTAACAAAAGAGGCGGCGGGGGCACTGAGGCTGTTCTATCAAAATCCGCTCGCTAATGACATTGACCTATCAATAATGGTAACGGCAATCCAGCCATCCTCAGACAACACCGCAGCAACGGGAAACGTGTATTCAATTGGATCAACATCCGTGGGCATAACGACCAGGACACCAAACGGAAGATTTGACGCGGCTGGCGTGATGGTTGGAGTTTTCAGGAAATAATTATGGAAAAAATAATAGTTTATGAATCCGAGTTCGGCGTAGCTTTTATGACGCCCTACAGCATGTCAGGCTTAACACTACTCCAGACGGGCCAGAAAGATGTTCCTGAGGGCGTACCTTTCTGGATAGTGGATAAGGCCGATCTGCCACTGGACATTCCCCAGGAAGCATGGGAGCTGGACGAGGCTGCACTGGGTGAGCCGGACGGCATTGGCGGAACGTATCGTGAGGTAGCGAGCAATGATTAAAATCAATCAGGACAAGCTGGCAGAAATTAAGGCGGAGGAAATTCGCGCCGAGCGTGACCGACTGATCGCAGCGTGTGACTGGGCAATGATGCCGGACGCACCCACTGATAAGAATGCATGGGCGGCTTATCGCCAGGCGCTGCGCGATGTTCCACAGCAACAGACGTTTCCGCTTGATCCAGTTTGGCCCTGCGCGCCGGCTAGCGCTGAAAAGTGA